ATGGCTACGGCTGCGGCTCGGCAACGTCAATGCGTCCGAAGTCGCCGTTGTGCTTGGCGAGGGGGAATATGGATCGCTGGCCGAGCTCTATGCGGAAAAGAAGGGCTTGCGGCCGCCGCGCGTCGACAGTGGCGTGTTGCGCCGCGGCCGATGGGGCGAGCCTGCGGTTTTTGAGGCGATCGCCGAAGAACGTCCGGACTGGCAAGTCACGCGCGCCAGCGTCTACCTGATCGATCGCGAGCGGCGCATGGGCGCGACGCCGGACGGCTTTGCGCGGCGGCCGGACCGCGACGGCTTCGGCGTTGTCCAGGCGAAAGTCATTTCCCGAAGCGTGTTCAAGCGCCGTTGGCTTGCCGACGAAACGGCATCGATCGCCTACGGCGAGGCAGACGTGCCAGCCTATTACCGGCTGCAAGTGCTCACCGAAATGCGCCTGTCGGAATGCCGGTGGGGCGTGCTCGCGGTGCTGGTCGTTTCCGAGTTCGACATGGTGCTACGGCTTTTTGAAATCGAGCCCGACATCGAGCTCGAAGCTTCGATACTGACCGGCGTCGAAACGTTCTGGCACGAATATTTCGATCTCGGCATCATGCCGTCCTATCAGCCGCAGCGCGATGCCGCGTTGATCAAAGCGCTTTATCCGCGCGACACCGGCGCCGTGATCGATCTGTCGAGCAACAATCGGATCGCCGAGCTCGCCGACGGATTGATCGAGGCCCGCGCCGCTTCACAACGGATCGGCAAAGACGAAAGAACGATCGCCGCCGAATTGCACGCCATGCTCGGCGAAAACACCTATGGCAAGCTTGCCGATGGCCGTGTCGTTTGCTGGAAAGGTTATCACCGGCGCGCCTATACGGTCCCGGCCTCAAATCCGCGCGTCCTGAAAATCTTGCAGCAGATGCCGCAACAGCGCGATGAGGATGAGAACGAATGAAACGCCTTGAATTGATAGGTGCGCGTTTCGGCCGACTCGTTGTCCAGCAATTCGCCGGCACGACGCATGACGGTCGAACTACTTGGCATTGTCTATGCGATTGCGGTGGGACAATCGTCGCGCGCGCTAATCACTTGAAGGATGGCGATACACGATCATGCGGCTGTGTATTGTGTGAACACGCTCGCTTCAATGCTAAAACGCTGATCCACATTCATGGCGAGACAAACGAAAATCGGACTATCGAATATGAAGCATGGATTTCGATGAAAGGCCGATGTGGCAATCCTAATGCTACAGGGTTCAAAAATTACGGTGGCCGTGGAATCATTGTTTGCGAGCGTTGGCTGAAATCCTATCTCGCTTTTTTAGCTGATATGGGCCGCCGGCCGTCACCGGGCCACTCCATCGATCGCATCGACAATGACGGGAATTACGAGCCCGGGAACGTGCGTTGGGCAACGCGTCATGAGCAAAACAAAAATAAGCGACCTTCAGTCCCTAAAGGCACGAAAAGGAAAAAGCATCCATGAGTAATGTCTACGACCCGCGCCACGACCTCGAAGAATTCGCCAACGCCGGCGGCCAACGCAACCAGCCGACGCCGCACGGGCACGCGCTGGTGCGGCCGACGCAATCGTTGACGCCGGTCGGCGCACAGCCGGTCGCGGTCTATCGCGATGAGGCCAGGATTTTGCAAAAGCTCGCCGCGCTCGCGGCTGCAGCTGGGGCTGACTGGTTTTATCGTTTCCCCGTGCGCAGCGCCGAAGGTGCGCAAAGTTGGATAGAGGGTCCAAGCATCAAACTTGCAAATGACATCGCGCGAATCTTCGGCAATTGCGTGATCGAAGTGCGCGAGCTCGATGTCGGCAACGCGTTTGTTTTTTATGCGCGGTTTTCCGATCTGGAAACCGGATTTTCGATGGAACGCGCGTTTCGGCAGCGCAAAGGACAGCAAACATTCAAGAGTAAAGACGCGGAACGACAGTTGGACCTCATATATCAGGTGGGCCAATCGAAAGCGATCCGCAACGTGATCTGCAATTCGCTGCAGATTTACGCCGACTATGCTTTCGATCACGCGCGCAATTCGCTGGTCGAGAAGATCGGCAAGGATTTGGACGGTTGGCGCGCGCGCACGATCGAAGGCCTTGAGCGCATGCCGGTGGAATTGCACCGGGTCGAGCGCATTATCGGCCGGCCCGGCAAAGAATGGCTGGCGCCCGATGTCGCTCGCATCGTCGCCATGATGCGCGCGGTCCACGATGGAATGGCGACCATCGACGAAACTTTCCCGCCGGATCAAACCGTACTTGAGAAAGAGAAAGCGCCGCAGACGCCTCCCCGCACATCGAGGGATGCGGCGCCTGCGTCGTCGGCGGCGGCAATGGCCGAGGGGGTCGAGGGGACGGCCGAGTCGTCGCCGGCGGCGTCTAAGGAGCCAACGCCGCCGAAAAACTTTGCCGAATATCTCGACCTGGTGCGCACGACATGCGCTGCCACGGCCGACGCCGATGAATTGAAAAAGTGGATCGCGTCGGACGTGCAGCGAAAAATGCGCAACTCGATCGGGCTCGTCGTCGAAGAAACCAAGCAATGCCGCGAGCTCGTCGAGGCGCGCTACAGGGAATTGGCGAGCAAATAAACAAGGAAGGAGAAAGGAAAATGTCGATGAGTGAGATGGTCGGGACACAAGGCGCCTACCGGCAAACATGGCGCAAAGGCAGTCCGCGCTCGCTACTTCAAGCACTCATAAGCAAAAACACCAAGGCCAGCGAGAAGGAAATCCATCAAAAATTCTGGCTTGAGATCGAGGACGACAAGGAATTGCTTCGAGCCTGTGTCGAATATTGGCTCGATCATAATTACCGATCATTAATCCAAGGAGTTGAACGATCGAGCGTCAAACAAACCGCCGAGAGGGCAAAAGAGCGCGCGGAAAATGTTGCGGCGGCAACATCCAAACTCAAGGCTCGAATTGAGTTTGAGGCGAAGCGAGTGCTTCTCGATTGGATCATGCCGAATAATAAAAAGCTTGCGGATTGCACCGGCGCGGAATGCCGGCAATTCGGTGGTTGGCTTACGGCTCTCGGCAAAAAACTGCCAGCGAATCGCACTGTGAGCCAAGTTTTCAATGAGGAACAATTGCAAAAAATATTTCAATCACCGCGATGACGCGAGCCGAGCGAAGGAAACGCGCCGTCCGACGCAAATGCGCTCTATGCGGAGTCCCGATGGCAGGTCGGGGCTCGCGCTGGAAAACGTGTTCCACGCTATGCTCGCTGGAGTTGGATCGTCTGCGCCGTCAAAAAAAGGAGAAGGCACGGGGGAAACGGCGATTGATAGAGCAGCGCGAACAACAGAAAAGGAGAAAAGTCGGGCGTATTTGCGGCTGGTGCCGAAAACCGATTCCGATGGATCGTAGGGTGTACGCAAAATATTGTTCGTATGAATGCCAACAGGCCATGCACTATCAACGGTTTTTGGACAATCCTGAAGCACGCCGACGGCAGAAAGAATATTTGAAAAAATGGCACGAAAAAACACGTCCTCGTCAAACGCGGAGCGAGCGACCTTGCGCAATCTGCGGGTCTATTGTGGGCATTGATAGGCTGCCACACGTTCGTTACTGCTCCATAATATGCCGCCGCGCAGGACAGTTATTATCAACAAAAAAACTTCAAGCTAATGAGAAATACAAAACATGGGCTAGGCAATATGCGCGGGCGCGACGCCAAGAATTGCACGCTGATCCTGATTGGCGCGATTGGCAAAAGGAACTAGGGGCACGTTCCAGGGCGCGAGTTTCTGCGCCCATTAAAGCGATGCAGGAATTGGGTTGGCTAGATGGTTATGAAATATTGTCAGAACCAAAAACAGAACCAAAGATCAAAATGCAATATCAACCAAGACTCAAGCACACAACACGTTTCGTCAAAGGTCATTTTAGAAACTACAAACACCTCGGGCGTGTATGGGTCGAACCAAAAAAAATTAGAGTTTTAAACGCTAGATGGAGTCGTAATTGTCTGCCACAAATGCAGTGTAAAATCATAGTCGTGGATTCAAGCGGAACCGCACGGGTTAAGTATAACGGGAAACGAAATTCAAGGCCGGAAAAATCGTGGCATCGGCCATCTGATGAGAAAAGAAAGCTTTTATTGTCAGTCTTGCGCGAATTGGGTTGGATCAAAAACGGCAAGTTGGCAATGATGACATGAGCAAACTCGCCGATCATCTAGCCTATCCGCCGCGACTTTTGCGCGTCGAGCGCGCGGCGGCGTATCTGGCAATGAGCACGTCGGCATTTCTGCGCCTGGTCGAAGAGGGCGTGTTACCGCAACCAACGCGCATTCACTCAATCGTCGCCTGGGATCGACATGCGCTCGACGCGGCATGCGATTCAATGGCCGCCGGCGCCGCCGAAGAAAACACCGTGCATCGTTTGCTCCGCAAGGACTAGGCCATGGCGATAACCATGTCTGACGCCTTTGTTGCTGCGGTATTGGTCGCGGCTGGCGCCGGTGTGGTCGGCATCATGGTTTATCCGATGATCGGGCCGCGGGGGGGCGATCGGCCGCCCGCCGCCGCAACCATCGGCGATCGCTGGCCGCCGCCGCTTGAGAAGGCCGATCGGTTGGCGGCGCCACGGGTCACCGATGCGCGGCCGTGGGGTCCGATTGTCGGTCTGCAGCTGCAGTCCGAGTCGAGCTCCGAGTCGATGGCGCCGATCGAGCAGGCGATCGAACGCAAAAACCAAGACGAGGAAGCGGAACGCGACGCGCGGGAATATCGTCGTGCGGCGGCCCGGCGCGGTCTGGATGAGCCGCGCGATGTCTGCGCGCGCCACGGCATGCGCCGGCACTATTTTCATCGCCGGCATCATCTGTCGTGGCGTTGTGTAGGACATGGACGGTGACATGAGCGGATATACCAAAACAACGCAGGCACAACGTGACGAAATCGTCCGCCGTTATCTCGCCGGCGAAACCACAAAGGCGATCGCGTTCGATTACAAAATTTCGGCGCCCATGGTCGGGCACTACGCGCGCGCCGCCAACGCACCAAGGCGGCGCATGGAATACAAACAAATGGTGAAACGAACGAGAAAATAAAATGGGACCGTCATGGTGTGTATTGATCAGTGCGGGTGTTGCAGTTGCATTGATCGCGTTCATCGTCATGGAGGCCTTCTTGCTGGTGTATGTTTTGCATTTGTGGACCGGCAGCGAGGGTTGACAATGAGCATTCCGCGCCTCGACGCGGGTAGCAGGGGATCGCGGGTCTAAATGGAGGTCCGTTCACATGGGATGTCGGGATTTCGATCGCCGCTGATCCCCCGCCGGTCGAATCCGCCCATAAGGTCGGAAAAAAAGTGAACATGACAAGACTTTGGAAAAAGCTATTGTGCGGAAGCCGTTGGATTTGCTCGCAATTCCTGTTTCTGGCGCAAACAGGGATTGTGTTGCAGATCAATGACTTCCGCATGAGGTTTTTTCCATTTTCCAAAATGGAGGAATCCACATGCTTATCGCGGAATTGCTGAGTCTGGTCGCGTCGCTCTGCACGTTTGCCGCCGGCTTCCTTATCGGCGCATGGTGGGGGCGCCGACGCACCGAGCGGATCGTCGTCGTGCCGGCCTCGCCGCCGATGCGACCGCGGCCGCCGCAAGTTATTACGGGCGTGCGATCGCGATTTGCGCCGCCCGTGAAGCCGGCTGCCAAGCCGGTGCCGCGGCCGACAGACCGGATTTTGCGCTGGCGACCTGATGCGCCAGAAGCAACGACGTGCGCCGACTCGCCGCCGAAGCCGGCAACCAAACCGTCGGCCGTTGTGCCGCCGAAACCGCCGATGATGGCGACCGCTATTCCGGTGCCGGCCGATTTGCTTCCGTCCGTTGCATGGGGGCGATCATGTCGGAACGATTGACAGGCGACGAGGCGTATGAGCGCGCGAACGAGCTCGCAACGGAATTGCTGCGCGTCGTCGGATTTGTCCCGGATGGCCAGGGCAGCTTAATCGGCAATGTCTCGCTGGCGGTTGCCGGCGGCGCGCTCGGGATCGCTGCCGGTCGCGTCATGGCCGCCACGAGCGACGATAATTTTGAGCATTGGATCAGATCAATGCGCACCGAGCGATCGCGCACGCGCGCCGAGCATTTGACGGAGCAATGAGCGCATGACGCTGCGCGCGAATTATCAAAAATATACCAAATCGAGCGAGGCGCGATTAGAGGCAATGCGCGATTGCTTGCTTGCGATCGAGCGCGAAGGCCTCGCCGGCGACGTGGTCGAGTGCGGCGTGTGGCGCGGCGGCAATATCATCCTTGCCCGCAAACTGGCGCCGGCGCGCATGTGCTGGCTATTCGACACGTTCGCCGGGATGACGGCGCCGACGGAGCTCGACGCCAAGCCGAACGGCATGCGGGCACTTGACTCGTTCCGAGTCAAAACCGAACGGCGCCGCCAATGGGCCGCAGCATCGCTCGACGAGGTCCGATCCTATTTTGCGGAAACCGAAACGCTCGACGATGATCGGTTGCGGTTTGTGGTCGGGCCGGTCGAGCGAACGTTGCTCGATCCGGCGAATTTGCCCGAGCGGATCGCGCTGTTGCGCCTCGATACGGACTGGCACGCATCGACGAAAATCGAGCTCGAAATTTTATGGCCGCGGCTCGCGCCTGGCGGCTGGCTGATCGTCGACGACTTCGGACACTGGCTCGGCGCCCGCAAGGCCGTCATGGATTACTTCGCGGGCTCGCCGGTCAAATTTGTGCCGATTGACGACACCGGCGTGATCATTCTCAAACCAAGGGGATAATGATGGAAGTCAAATGCCTAGAACTGCGCGATGCAAATACATTCGTGCCAGTGATTTGCGTTCGGCCAGTGCCAATGAACGAGGCGCAGCGATATTTGCTTCGGCGCGATGGATACCGCGGCGATGTAACTGAGCCGTGCATCATCATGATCGATGCGCAATGTCGCGGAGTGGCTTACGATCCATATGAATGGCGCGGCGATAGGCGCACAAAGCCGCAAGCGCATAAATACATCGCGGACCATTGGCGAGACTTGAAAGATGGCGACGTAATCGATGTGCAATTCATCTTAGGCGAAACGACATCGCCAAAATTAAGCGAGCGGCAAACGGTGCCCGGTTAAAATGGACAAACCCAATGTGCGGCTTGTTTACTAGTCGAACCGAAATCAGCGACCAAGAAAAACTCGCATGCGCCGAGCGTGAACTGGCGATGCGCCGCGTCGTCTATCGAGGCCAGGTCAAGCGCGGCGTGCTCGCGCCAACAATCGCGCGACGCGAAATCGAAGTCATGGAAGCGATCGCCGCCGACTATCGCGCCAAAGTGCAGCCCCTATAGTGACGGCAATTCCTGCGAATTATATCGGGTAGCCGTTAAGCGATGGAGCGTCACGCGGATGCTAAGGGTAAACTCCCGATGCAAACACTCATGGATAGACGGGGAGTCTCAGTGACGGGCGCGGTTCAAGGTGTCACTCCGGCCAGCCGGAAGGCCGTAGCCAAACAGGTTGACCCAATGCCGCAGGAAGCCGCCTCTGGTGCTCCATCGCTTAACAGTCGTCAAGCCGTCGAGAGCGAGCAAAGCGAGAAAGAACCGCCCATCCCTCGTTGCCCATATAGTGACGGGAATATGTGCGAATTGTATCGGTGGCAGGGGGGGTGGTGCCAAGATTGTAAAGCGGTCGCTGATAGCGATTGCTGTTCGGATGAATGAGCGACCAAAAATCATAGACCAACAGAGGTTCCGGTGGGTGTCCTGGGCCGTCCTCGCTCGCGGCCTTTGGTGGAAGCTAGACGCCCCGTAAAGCCGTCGAGGCGGGCCGGGAGCAAATAGGGACGAGGAAAACACCACGCTCGGACTCGGGCTCGGTTGGGATTAAAAAGGAAACGCAATGCGCACCATCGGATCAGTCCTGATAATGCTCGCGCTGATCGCGCCAGCGTCGGCCGAGCCGCTGACTCGAGTTTGGGGCTTGTACGGATACGGTGACAACTGGCACGAGACTTCGCGCGGCATCGACGAGATTGCAGAGGAAGCCCGAACAATTCCGGGCGTTGAATTCGTGCACGTGCTGAACTATTGGGAAACGCAAACCGTCGCCGATGAAATCGTGGCCTCGCCGCCGGATGTGCGCATTGTGATCTACGGTTACAGCTGCGGCGCGAACAGCATGACGACGATCGCGCGCGGCCTCGACGGGACGCGCAACATCGATACGCTCGCCGGGATACAACAAAGCCTATGGTGCGGCGGCGATACGCTCGGCGGCAACGTCAAGTTCGGGCAAGTCACCTATGGCGGCTGCGTGCAAACGCTCGGGCTCGGCTGCAAAAAGCTGATGGCGAACCAGGCGTTTAACGGCACGATCCTGAATATTCGCCGGCCTGATTTGCATTCCCAGGCCGACAATGATCCCGACGCGCAAGCCGATGTGCTTAATGCGATTTATGAAACCGCGGCGCCGCCGCCGGCGGAATCGCCGGACTGGCATCACTACGGACACGGGCATGCGCTGGCGCGGCGCGGCCTGGCCGAAATGCTGAAAGGCGCGGTGCTGTTCAAGAAAGGCGCCAACGAAATTGTTTGCCACCATGGGCAATGCGAGTGACTTCATAGACTTGAGGCCGACTTAGGGCTAATTTTCGCGGCGCGACCAGGCGGCCTTTTTTTTAAGGCCGCGAATGACCGAAGAAAACAAACGCACCGGCGAGGGCGCGATCGCCTGGATTGAAAAGTATTGCCGCGTTCCTGATGGCAAAGATATCGGCAAAAAATTAGTGCTCGCCGAATTTATGAAAGATGATCTGCGGGCGATCTACGACAATCCGCATGGCACGCGGCGCGCCATCCTTTCCCGTGGCCGCAAGAATGCCAAGACGACGGAAACGGCATTGATTGTTCTGCTGCACTTGTGCGGCCCGATGTATGTCCGCAACGGCCAGATTTTTTCCGCCGCGCAAGGCCTCGAACAAGCGAGCATTCTGTTTCGCCTGGCCTGCAAGATGATCAGAATGTCGCCGGTGTTGCGCGCGGCGTTGAACATCAAGGAAGCCCGCAAGGAAATTCATTGCCCCGAGCTCGGGACCGTCTATCGGGCGCTATCGGCCGAAACCTCGACAGCCTACGGCTTGTCGCCGGTGCTGGTCGTGCACGACGAGCTCGGCCAGGTCCGCGGGCCGCGGTCCGAATTGTATGAAGCACTTGAGACAGCGACCGCCGCGCAAGAAAATCCGCTGTCGATGGTTATCAGCACGCAAGCCCGGACCGACGGCGACCTGTTGTCGATCCTGATCGACGACGCGATCGAGGGGCGCGATCCGCGCACCGTGCTGCGCCTACATGTCGCCGATCGCGAGATCGATCCGTTTTCCGACGAGGCGATCCGCGCGGCAAATCCGGCGTTCGATGTTTTCATGAATGCCGCGGAAGTGCGCGCCATGGCCAAAGATGCGCAACGCATGGCCGGCCGTGAAAACGACTACCGGAATTTGGTGCTCAATCAACGCGTCGAGGCCGGTGCGCCGTTTGTCTCGATCGAGACATGGCGCGCCTGTGGCGATCCGGTAAAGCCGTTGGATGACTGCGACGAGGTTTTCGGCGGCCTCGATCTGTCATCGGTTCGGGATTTAACGGCGCTCGTCTTGATCGGCAGAGTCGGCGAGGTTTGGCAGATCGAGCCGCACTTTTGGTTGCCGGGCGACGGCCTCGCCGAGCGCTCGCGCGCCGATCGCACGCCGTATGATCTTTGGGCGCGGGATGGCTTTTTGCAAACGACGCCGGGCAAAACCGTCGATTATGATTTTGTGGTCGATCGGCTCATGGAATTGTTCGATCGCTACCACATCAAAAAGCTGGCGTTCGACCGTTGGAATTTTTCACAGTTCAAGCCGTATCTGTTGCGAGCGGGAATGGATGAGTCGACAATCGAAGCGAGGTTTGTCGCATTCGGCCAGGGCTTCCGATCGATGTCGCCGGCGCTCGCCGAGCTCGAACGGCATCTGTCGAATCGGCGCATGGCACACGGGAATCATCCGGTGCTGCAAATGTGCTCCTATAACTCGACGGTGCAGACCGATCCGGCGAACAATCGCAAGCTGGTCAAGAAAAAGCATTTCGGTCGCATCGATGGGATGGTCGCCTTGGCAATGGCTGTCGGCGTGATCCCGGCCGAAGCCGCCGCGCCGCCGCAATATCAAATCATGGTTTTGGGATGAGCGCGGAGGATTCCAAGCAAGGCGGCGACGATCGCGACCGTAGCACCAGGCGCGAATATTGGCGCGAGAAAGCGCGCGAAAAATACCGGGCGCACTATACGCCGGCGCGGTCGGTGGAGATGAAAATCAGCGAATGGACGGTCGACGCGCAAGGCAACAAATCGCGCACGATCGAGGGCAAATAGGAGCGCAACAATTATGGCCGACAAACCCATCCTCTGTGTCGACTTCGACGGCGTAATCCATTCTTACACTTCCAAATGGATTGATGAAGCTACAATCCTCGATCCCCCAGTCCCCGGCGCCTTTGAGTGGCTTAGTCAGGCTTCAGAACTATTTACTATTCATATCTATTCTAGTCGTTCCAAGAATCTCAAAGGCATCGCCGCGATGCAACAATGGTTCACCGACCACGGCGGCGACGATCTTAAACTCGTGTTTAGTCACGAAAAGCCAGCCGCCTTCCTCACTATCGCCGACCGTGCTATTTGCTTCAAAGGCGACTTCTCCATTCTAAACCCCGAAACCCTCCGTGAGTTTAAGCCGTGGAATAAACAATAGGGCTTGTATCCACACGCCGAAAAGCGATAAAGGCGAATAGCGACCAAAGCGGCGATCGAAGGGGCCAAGATGGCACCGGATCGCGCGAATCGCTTTGCAAATCACCCCAAAATTGAAAAGGGCGGCGCCTCGTGCGCCGCTTCTGAGGCGCCAGCCGAACACTGCACCGCAGTGCCGCTTGGTCGCGACAGCTGCGCGCCCGGCCGGGTGGAAGGCCCGGCGCTAATCACCAAAGAACAAGCGCAGCGCTACTTAGAGCGCGCATGGTCGACGCTGGAAATCAAGAAGATCGCCGGCGCCGAGCAACGGCAAATCGAGGGAGTCGCTTCGACACCCTCGACCGATCGCATGGGCGATATCGTCGAAAGCACCGGGCTTGAATTCAAGAATCCGCTGCCGCTGATCTGGCAGCACAAGCACGATCAGCCGCTCGGGCTCGCCGTGCTCGACAAGCCGACGGAAAAGGGCGTCACATTCACGGCGAAATTTGCTGACGCCAAAGACGGGACGCCGATGCGCGCCCGCATAGATGACGCGTGGCAGGCGGTCGAGCTCGGCCTGGTGCGCGGCGTGTCGATCGGCTTCCGTACTTTAGAGCTCAATTACATGGATGGCGGCGGCGTGCGCTTTGTGCGCGCCGAAGTCGTCGAGTTGTCACTGGTGACAATCCCGGCGAACGCCGACGCGACTATCTCGCAGGTCAAAGCATTCGACGCCGTGCCCGCGGTCCCTTCGGACCAAAAACAGCGGCACGCGGAGGCTGCCCGTCGTCACGGGTCCGAACCGAAATCAGGAACACGAAAGGACTCAACAATGCCTCCGATGATCGCGGAACAAGTTTCCGCCTACGAAGGGCAGCGCAAAACTGCTCAAGATCGCATGAGCGCGCTGATGGCGGCTGCATCCGAAGCCGGCCGCACGCTCGACGATGACGAAGCCAAAGAATACGACGGGCTCGAGTCGCAATCGAAGTCGATCAGCGAGCACGTTATTCGGTTGCGCCGACTCGAGGACGAACAAAAAAAGGCGGCCATTCCGATCAACGGCACCAGCGTCGACTCGGCCGTTGCGTCGCGCGATCCCGAGCGGCGGACCATCGTCACCATGAAGGCGAACGTTCCGCTAGGAACCGCGTTCGCCCGCTATTGCATCGCGCTCGCCGCCGGCCGCGGCTCGCGTCAAGACGCGTTGCAATATGTGCGCGGCCGCAAGGACTGGCATTCGTCGACGCCGGAAGTGGTCACGCTTTTCGAGGACGATCACGCGAATTATGCGATGCGCGCCGCGGTGCCGGCGGGCACGACTTACGACTCGACTTGGGCCGGGCCGCTTGTCGTCGCGCAAGTCGTGGCGTCGGAATTCGCCGAATTTCTGCGGCCGTTGACCATCATCGGCAGAATTCCAGGGCTGCGACGGGTGCCGTTCAATATCAAGATTCCGCGCGCTACCGGCGGCACGACAGCGGGGTGGGTCGGCGAGGCCGCGCCGAAGCCGATCACCGCAATGAGTTTCGATTCCATCACGCTGCTGTGGGCGAAGGCCGCCGGCATTTCGGTGCTAACCGAAGAGCTCGTGCGGTTCTCGAATCCGGCCGCGGAGGAAGTCGTGCGCAGCGACTTGGCGCGCGGCATCGTGCAATTCCTCGACCGGGCGTTTGTCGATCCGACCGTGGTCGCGGTCGCCGGCGTCTCGCCGGCCTCGATCACCAACGGCATCACCGCGATTACCCCGACCGGCGTCAACATGGCGGCCTTCCGGGCCGACACGCGCGCGCTGTTCCAGCAGCTGTTATTGGCAAATCAGCCGATTGGTTCCGGCGTTTGGATCATGACGCAGCAACAGGCAATCGCGTTGTCGCTGGCGCAAAACTCGCTCGGGCAAATCATTTATCCGACGATCAATGCGATGGGCGGGACGCTGCTCGGCTTTCCGGTTGTCGCTTCGGAAAACATGCCGGCATCGGGCGGCTCGCCGGCGGATGGCTATCCGATCGTTTTCGCGGTCGCCGATGAAATCTTACTGGCGGATGACGGGCAAGTCGTGGTCGACGTGTCGCGCGAAGCAAGCTTGAACATGGACTCGGCGCCGGACTCGCCGCCGACGGCGGCGACCAACATGATTAGCCTTTGGCAGGTCAACCAAATGGCGATCAGGGCCGAGCGCTGGATCACGTGGCAGCGGCGCCGCACGTCGGCGGTCGCCTACATCGGACCGGGCGCGCACTATGCTGAATAGACGGCGTTCGGGACCGGGCGTCGTTTAGGAAGGGGCGGTTTCGGTTTGGTTTGTGCAGTTTTGCTGCCATCCTCCCTGGACCGGGCCGCCTCTTTTTTTGCTTGGAAGGAAACGACGCTATGCCGCGGGTACGCGCTCTCACTTCGTGGGCCGATCGAAAGGCCGGCGAGGAATTCGACGCCAGCGACGCCGATGCGCGGGTGCTGTGCGCTGCAGATTTACCAGGCGGACAAAAAGCGCGCCTGGTCGACCGATCGATGAAGGCCGCCGAGCCCGAGCCCGAGCCCGACGAGCTCCCCGCCGCACCCTCGGCGCCATCGTCGACCAAACAGGCGGACAACAAACGCCGTTATCTGCGGCGCGACTTGCGGGCGCAAAGTTAGATGCGGTTCCTTGGGCTGGAATTTTCGATCCGCCGGGCTTTCGGCAACAATGCGCCAGAAGCAACCCTACCGCCGTCGCCATCGCCGACGACGCCGCTTTACGGCGACCGCGGCAATTGGTGGTTCCCGATCATTCGCGAGCCGTATAGCGGCGCCTGGCAACGCAACGTTCAATTGAAGGCCGACACCGTCGTCACTTATTTTGCGGTCTACTCTTGCCTTTCGCTTATCTCGACCGACATTGCCAAACTGCGTTTGCGGCTGATGCAAGAAAACGAGTCGGGCATCGAGGTCGAGGCCTCGGCGGCGGCGTTCTCGCCGGTATTGCGCAAGCCGAACCATTATCAAACACGAAACAAATTTATCGAAACGTGGATGCTTTCAAAACTCATTCACGGCAACACGTTCGTTTTGAAGGAGCGTGACAATCGCGGCGTCGTGGTTGCGCTTTATGTGCTTGAGCCGACGCGCACAAAACCGCGCGTCGCGCAGGATGGTTCGATCTACTACGATGTGTCGGTCGACTATCTTTCCGGCCTGAGCAATCCGATCACGATCCCGGCGTCGGAAATCATTCACGATATTTGCACGCCGCTTTTTCATCCGCTGGTCGGCATATCGCCGATCATCGCCGCGGCGTTGCCGATCATGCAAGGCCTCGCAATCCAACAACATAGCGCTCGATTTTTTGAACAGGGCGCGCGACCTGGCGGCATCCTGACCGCGCCGGGACCGATCCCGCAGGGTTCCTTGGAACGCATCAAAAACGAATGGGAGACTCGCTTTTCCGGCGAGAACGCCGGCCGCGTTGCCGTGCTCGGCGACGGGCTGAAATTTGAATCGATGAGTCTGCCGGCCGAGCAATCGCAGCTGATCGAGCAATTGAAATGGAGTGCCGAGAATGTTTGCTCGGTTTTCCATGTGCCGCCATTCATGATCGGCATCGGATCGGCGCCATCCTTCGACAATGTCGAAGCGCTCAACCAGCAATACTATTCGCAATGTTTGCAGACTCATATCGAGTCGATCGAGTCGCTGCTCGACGACGGGCTAGGCCTCGATGGCACATCCTACGAAACGCAATTCGATTTAGAAGATTTGCTGCGCATGGACACCAAGACAAAAATTCAAACGACGGGCGATGCGGTCAAAGCGGGCTTTCTTTCGCCGAACGAGGCGCGGGCTAAATTCAATTTGCTTCCAACCAAGGGCGGCGAGTCGCCGTATCTGCAGCAACAAAATTACAATCTCGCCGCCTTGGCGGAACGGGGCGCGCCGCCGGTTCCTGGTGCGCCGCCAGCGATCACGCCGCCGGCGCCGCCGGCCGATCAGGTGAACGTCGATGCCAAACGAATTCTTGAGCTCGCCGCCGGCCTATGAAGCCGCCAGCGCATTAGAACAAGCGCTCGCGCGCGTCGTCGCACACGTGCGCGCGGAATTCGTTGCCGAAAAACGGGCGATGGATGCCGAATTGAAACTGGCGCACGCCGAGCTCGGGATCGTTACCGATCGGATCGCGCAGGCGCATAACGAATTCGCGCGGTGGCTTGCCGATGTGCAGAGAATGCAAGTCGACGTTCGCGGCGAACGCGGCGAACCTGGCGCACGCGGTGAACCCGGCCAGGAGGGCGCGCCAGGCGCCGCCGGCGAGCGCGGCACCGAAGGCGCGCCAGGGCGCGACGGCGCACCGGGACCAGCTGGCGAGCGCGGCGCGGCCGGCCAGGACGGCGCACCAGGCCTCGCCGGCGATCGCGGCCTCGATGGCGCTCTAGGCCGCGATGGGCGCGACGGCCTGCAGGGACCGATCGGCGCGAACGGCAAAGACGGCGTCGACGGCGTCGACGGCAAAGACGGGCTCGGCTTCGACGATGCGCGCCAGTTTTGCGACGCCGCAAACTTCGGCATCGAGTTTTACCGCGCCGGCGATGTCATTCGCAAATTCACCTGGCCGCTGCCGACGCTCGCCGACCATCACTGTGGGGCATTTGTCGTCGGCGCCAGCTACAAACGCGGGCAATGCGCAACCTTCGGCGGTTCGACGTATCTGTGCTTGCGCGACACCGATCAAAAACCAAAGCAAAGCGAAGATTGGCGACCGATCGCCGAGCATGGATTGCCGGGCCGATCTGGGAAAGATGGCGAGCGCGGCGCGCCGGGACCGGCCGGGCGCGACGGTCGCGACCTGACGCAGATGACAGCGACGGGGCTCAAATATGGCTAAGCAACCGATAACGGTGCCGACGTGACCGCGCTCAAACTGATAACGCCGCCGCCGTTCGCGCCGCTGACTTTGACGGAAATCAAAGAATACATGCGCGTGACGCATCCCGACGAGGACTCGACGATCGCACGTTGCTTCAGTGCGGCACTTGCCTACGCCGATGGTCCCGACGGTTTTCTGCAGCGCGCGTTGATCGATCAAACTTGGCAATTGACGCTTGATTCCTTTCCCGGCACCGGATCGTCGACATGGTCGACATGGTCCGGTGGCGGGATGGAAATCAGAATCCCGCTGCCGCCGCTGATTCAGATCGTGAACATTTTCTACGACGATCCCGGCGGCATACAACAAATCCTCGATCCGGGCCGCTATTCCGTCGACAACGTGAGCGAGCCGGGATGGATAGTCCCGGTCGGCAATTGGCCGTCGACGTTCAACGGCATCAACGCCGTGCGCATTCGCTTTCGCGCCGGCTATGTCGACGCCGCGCAATCGCCGAACATTGGCGCAGTGCCGGACGGCATCATCCAAGCACTATTGATTTACGCGATTTCGACTTACGACGAGCGCGGCGTCGCCGTGTACGGCGAACGCGTCGGGACAGCACCATGGTCGGCGGAGCAACTATTGCGCCGCTGGCGAGTCGAGGTTCCACTGGCCTAAAATCAAAGGAAGGAATGGAAGATGACTATTAGCAACACGTCGGAAAGCGCCATCTTGAAATTGATCTTTCAGGCGGTCGCCTGGACCGACTACGCGCAGAATCACGGCACGACGCCGCAGACAAATATCACGACGGCGTTGCATACCGCCGATCCGACCGACACCGGAACGTCAACGTCGAGCGAGGCGACTTACACATCCTATGCGCGGGTCGATCGGCTGCGCGACGCGACCAATTGGCCGGAAACGTCGGGATCGATCAGCCCGAGCTCGAACATCGACTTTTCGGCGGGCACTGGCGGCGCCGGGACAGTCAACTTTTTTTCGACCTGTCACACCGGCAGCGCCGGAAGTTCGCAGCCGATTTTGTGGTCCGGCACCGTCGTTCCGAATATCGTGACCGGCAGCGGCGTGACACCGCGGCTTACGACGGCATCGACGATCACGCTGGATTAAAAAGCGTGGGCATGAATGAGCATTTCCGCGAGGCGCTTGAAAGCCTCGATATCGATCTCGTGCGCCGGATGTGGGCGCACGTCATGC